AGCAAGATAAGCATCCCGCAACGGAGATTTACCGAAGGGATCACCCCGGTGCTTACCTGTTCGGAACAGCAAGAACTTGCTACGAGGAATATTGATCAGGGTAGCACGTTTGCTAAACCGATTGTAGGTGTCATTAGTGGCAGAAATATTCTGCTGTACACCAATTACATCGTTTCCATCATCAGAGAAAATGAACTTTGAAATACTTTCCTGAACACGAATAGGTAGCTTCTTCCAGCCAATAATACCATCATCGTATAGACTACCGTTAGACTTGAAGCGCTTACGATAGACCTTTTCATGAACGGAGAACCCAAAAACATTAGAACTAAGAACATCTCGAATGAATTCTGACCAAGGTTGTTCCATGTCAGTCATCATTTGGTTGATGATCTTTGCTTGGTTCTTTTCCTCTTCCGTTGGATTTTCGGGCGGTTTGTAAGTCCATGTAGCCTTTGAAATAATGTTTTCAAACAAAGTCAATGGGGCATTAACTGCTGAATGATAACTCATCTCACGGTAAGTGTTAATACTGTTAGGCCAGTTCAATTCGCGCTTCAATTCGTCTTGAGTAACGCCACTATAGACCTTTAGACCGAGTGCTCCTAGCTCTCCGAGTCTAAACCTCTCTGGTTGATCCAAAGGACTGACTGCCTTCGTAACTGTTTTCTTTCTTGCAGCCATAAAACTCCCTATTTAATATTGAATGATGGTAGACTAAAAGAAGTCTTACCCTGACTATATGAATTTACGAAAGATGAAGGAGGTTGTCCACTCATTGAGAGATTTGGTAGTGTCATAATTGGAATATCTTTAGTCTGATTCAGTACCAAAACAGCATCAGATAGTGTATCACAAATATCATCGTGAAATCCGTTTCGAGTTCCAGAAAACACCTCCAGCTCTCCGAAGCAATCCTCAAGCCACTCTGCTTTGCAGAACCTTACTCTACCAGCTTCTGCCAACGAAGAGAAAGGTAAAAACCGTGTTAACTTGGACTTATTTGTTTTTACAAGTTTCACATAAAAACCCATCTCAGCTAGACGTGCTTTCATTGAGTTTGCATATGCAACACCTGCCGCTCCTGGGTCTACTGCCAACACTACGGTGACAGAGGGGCCATCTTCTTGAGCAGTTGCAATAATCAATTCTTCTACCTTATGTGGTCTATCCCTTAAACTCTTAATGTCTTCTACAGTGTAAATACTGTTAGAATCTTTACTTACTAGACTACCACGAGTCCAATCAGGGTCGGGTACGGCTGAAGAAGGTAGAGTCGAACTTTGATCCCAAACACGTACTTTTTTACGAGGGGTATCAGGAGGAAATGGTAAAACTTCACACCATTCTCGTTTAAAATAACCCGCTTCTTCCTCTTTTGCAACCCAAGAGCCGTCCAAGTAGATTCTGCGGCGAATTGTAGGTAAAGCCTGCAAGTTAGAGAGATAATTTGGGTCTGCCCGAAGCAGGGGTTCATTGTCTGTAACGTGTGCTCGAATGGCTCTGAAACTCCTGGGTGTAATTTTGTGGCCACCAGCCATCGGCAATGTGTCGCAATATGCCAAAGCATCTTCTTTAGTATCAAACCACACAGGCTTATTATTTTGTAGAACAAACCAACGCTCAATGTTCGACTTTTCCTTTAGAGGAATCCCATATTCATCTAGATAAAAATCTTTAATCCAATGGTAAATACCGTGGTCAAATTTTGGATTGGTCGCCCAGAACATCTGGGGCATGTAGGAAACTTTTGCGTTACGGAGGCGTCCTAGTAATGGAATAATAAACTGTTCAAATGGGAAGGTGACTGCTTCGTCAAAAAAGATAGCAGAGTATTGAGCACCGAGGGCCTTATCCACATCGGACTGATGTTGTAGTGACTGGAACTTCAGAAAAGAATTGGTAGATGGAATGTAAATTTCAAGTTCGTTTGAACGTACCTTGCAGTCAGGAAACATTTTCCGAAAGATAGGGACGGCTTCTTGCCAAATGCCCCCACCAGCCTTCATTTCCCCCATAGTACGACGAAAGCACACAATGGTAGAGTTTTGCATGGCTGCAAACTTAACCATATTCAATACAATAGCGAAGGTCTTACCTGCGCCCATAGCACCGGCGTAGAGAGTAATTGCAGACGTTGAACTCAGGAACTGCTCTTGCGGTATACTAGCTGGTGCGAGAACGATTTGTTCCTCGTTTTTCAAAATCTGTCCTCCTATTATTCTTTTTCTTCTGGTGTTGGTAGCATTTTAAGCGAGAACAGGGGCCTATTATCCGGCTGAACATCCTCTACCTTTGTCTCGCTTTCAGGAATTTCGTCAGCGGCAGAAGGTGCGTACAAAGTATTAACAGTCAAATGAAAATACTTCAAATAAATTTCAGCAGCCTTCAACTTCGCAGCTTCACTAGCCTTTTCATTATTCAAAATCTTCAATGCTTCTTTCAAAGCAACTTGTGCCCCCGGCTTGAGTTTACGAGCAAGGGTAAGCATTTCCTTATCCTTTGCTTCACGCCGGGTCAAGGTTTTCTGATCTTTCTTCAGAGGACGCCCCTTTACGTTAATGTCCTCATGTATTTGACCGCCGTTTTCTGAGCGTTTCTTAAATACCATGCGTCTCTCCAAAACTAAAAGCCCGTCTCTGCGGGCTAAATGAAATATTTTCCGCTTACTATAATGCGGAGATGCTAGCGGCCCAGTACAGACCTTTACCGGCGTTATCAATCCCGGCGCAACAGATTAACCAAGTTATGACGCCTGCAACACTGTGGCGAGTGCTGGCTGGAACCATAACGGCACCCTAAGGTAGGTGTTCTAAATATTATTCATTAAACCTCGGTAATGTCCTGCCCGAAGGGTTGAGCAAGTGCTCTACTTCTAAAGAATCCTCTTCATCAAAAAGAGGTACATCAACAGTATAAGCACAATCACTGCACTCATCACTTTGATTCCACTGGTTCTTCTTGTAGTAAGACTGGCATGAACGACAGATAGCCATAGTGTTTGTTATTATTGTTATAGGTTAATGTTAGGGGCGGTTACGGTATCCGCCATCTGCCGTAGACCTTGCATTCAAGGCGAACACAGACAGTTGGGCTTTACTCAGCGGTTCACTAGAAGGAGTATTGAAGTGCTTTATATCTGAGTTGAAAGGAGATTAAAGACTCAGTGAGCACATCAGGAGGTCAAAGAACTTGAGTAAAGCTTTATTCTTTTATAGCTAATCTTGATTATAACATCAAAATACCGAAAAGTCTAGTCAATATTTGACTTAATTATCAAACACGCGTACTATTCAACAATCTAGTTGTCAAATACGCAATACTTGGTCAATATTTTGCTGTACTTTAACTGCAATTTCAACTGCTGTCGTCTTGCAACAACAATATCTTGAATAATTCTACTCTTTTCTATGCCATCCTCAAACCACTTCAAGATGTAGCTGAACTGATCTACAGCATGAGGGACTATATGAATCCCACCTGTAAGATTACGATGAGCTTCTTTGATTTGCCTAAAGACCGACCTAGACACCAAGGAAAGATTTTGGATTCTGTTGTCTTCTTGATCAAGATTCTTGTGAAGAACCTTCTGATCTTCCCTTGGTATGATAGAAAAAGCCAAGTAGTACGCAATGCGTTCTAGTTTATATTTTCTTGTTTTAGGCTTGGCTTTAGAATCAAAGATGACTACAATTCCATCTGCATCAGGTGTAAGCACCCTTTGGGATTTCTTTATAGTCACCTTACCAGTCTCAGGGTTGTACTCCAGAAGCTCTTTTAGTCGCTCTAGAGATTGCTTGTTCATGCCTGAGAGGGTTCCTTTTTCTTACGAGAAGGTTTCTTGGGTTCGTTCTCAGCCTTCTCCCTTGCTTCAATCTCTTCTTGGAAACGTTGCTTACGAATTTCATCCCTGCGTTCAAGGCGTTCGATGATTTGGTCATAGTCCAGTCGAAGTTCAAGTCCAGAGAAAATAGAATCTAGTTCTGATGGGGAAACGAAATCCTGATACGCATCTGTAAGAATCTTTCGTGCTTGCTTGTCTACAAATACAGTTTGACTTACCATATTTGACTGATGATTATACCCACCAAAACTTGCTGAGTGAATCATCATCGTAGAGTACGGTTTGATTCGTAAACCATCGCACGACAACAGGACTACTGTAGCAGCACTGGCTGCTTCTCCGCTTAATGTACCAATGACAGGGGCTTCACAGTCTCTAATAGCATTTACCAAATAAACCAAGCCGTCAAGTCGGCCACCGGGTGAATTTACCTTGAGGTCAACAATATCATTTTCGGTCAAAGACTCCATTTCCTCAACCAAGTCAAAGTAATGCCCTGGATCACGGATGCTATCATTTAGATTAACAATCATTTCAAACGAAGGAATCGCCCTCTTGTAGTACTGAACTTTCTTCGGATTAGGGGAATCCTCGCCGTCTTCATCGTCATCATTACGTAAAAATTTCGTGTTCATATTATCGACCCTTCCTAAATTGTTTATCAACATCTGCACGAGACACTACAGTCTCAAGACCCTTCTCGTCAGCAATCATTTCTTCTTCAAAGGCAATTACAAAATCACGAACAACATCAGACCTGCAAATCTGATCACGAGTGAAGGTAATGAACTGACAATCTGGAATGTTGTACTTCTGCACGATCTTGTTCAAGTAAGTCAAACCATCCATACCATTCTTAACATCAGTCTGATTTCCGGTGTTATCTCCGCAAAAGATCATTTGAGCATTCTCACCGATACGGGTGGTCAATGCTTGAACTTCTGGGACAAATAAAGACTGACTCTCATCTACGATAATAATTGCATCTGACCAACTACGACCTCGGATTGTCTCCAAAGAACAGATTTCAATAGTCTTATTCTTGATGTGGATTTCAGTGGTAGCTTTACCAAGAAAATCCTCAAAGTAATCAATCATTTGTTGGTAGAAAGGCAAAAGCTTCTGATCGCTGTCCCCAGGAAGCATCCCAATTGTACGACCAGCAAGAGGCTGATACGCACGAATAAGAATAATCTTTTTAATGTCCCCGTAGTGCAGCTTCTTTGCTGCATGATAACAAGCAAGCAACGTCTTCCCAACGCCCGCTGAACCTTGGGCTACAACGATTGTGTTGTACTTCAGGGCTTCTTGCAAGTCTTTTTGCTTGTCGTTCATAGGATTCAACGAAGGAAATTGATTTCGTTGAAACTTTTCTTTCTGTACCCGCTGTGTTTGCACCTTGTCTCTGCGCTTCAAAGTTCTCTCCTTTACTTTGTGTTAAACCTTATTTACCCTTAGCAGGCCGTCCAGGCTTCGCCTTAACGTCTTGTGTAGCCGTTTCAGCCTTCTTAGGAGCCTCTACAGCAGCCTCAGATTGCTCTTGAGTACCTTCGGTAGTCTGTTCTGCTACAGCCTCTTCCTGAGCCTTCTGGACAATCTCAAGCGCATCGTCCACAACCTTCTGCAACTCTGTTGTATCTATCTTGATTTCAAGCTTTCCGAGACTCTTGACTTCTTGTTGTGCATCCTTTACCATCGTACAGATGAATTGCCAACCAATCTGTTGCGGGTAGTGCTCTGGAGTCACAAGGTCTAGGCTGAAGCCATCCTTGACACCTTGCTCAACAGCGATTACAAACGCTACAGGATCGTAGCAATGAACAAGGCGGGTTTCTTTATGGGTTGACATAGGTTTCCTTTCATGGTAGGATTGAGGTTAGATGAAGTGGTTCTTTTCTGAACATCTATAAAGGTTATTATAGCATGGAAAGTACATTTTGACAAGGTGTTTCGTAAGAAATAACTTGATTGGTAAGAGTTTTATTTGAAAGGAGAAATATGCCTGATGACTGTAGAGATACTGAAATACGCTTTATAGCAAAACTCGTCAACAAAGCTAGACAAGAGCAGTGCAATACTGTATACAAGCGCTATAACAACATCTGTGACTACTGCGGTGGTGTAGCACAGAAATATAGTTGTGTTAATTGTGGAGCACCACAACAAAACAGAATTCCACCTGTAAGTTTATTTTAAGAAAAGGATTAGTATGAAAACAGTCTATAAATTCAAACCAGCAAGTCACTGGAATTACATCACAAAGGAAGTCTATGAAGTTCTACGGAAGTTCTATTCCGATGAGATGTTGAAGATTGAGGAGGAAGATGAATGACTAATTACTACGTATACCCTGACGGTACAATCACAGAAGAACCTTTGAGTTTTATGTCTGATGATTATTTTATTATTCAAGCAGAGGGCTATGAAGAAGCGTATGAAACTGCAATTATGATGGGGTTGATTT